GTCCAAGTCGCGAATAACGGGACAGGTTCGGGCGCGCTCACCTTCACCCTGCCGTTCCCGGCCGCCGCTGGACCGGCGAGCGTCGGCACCGGGATCATCATCGGAGGCAAGCAGGTCTCGGTGACGATACCCGGCGGGTCCAGCACGGCGCAGGTCGTGGACTACACCGGGGCGTACCCGGCCGCGAACGGCAACACCCTGGCCTTGCAAATCCGGTATGAGGCGGCGCTGTAGGCCATGCAGTCGAACTTCGACAATTTCGATGCCGACCGCGAGTTGGCCGGCATCATGGCGGACCTGTTCGACAATCCGCTCGGGTTCGTCCTGTTCAACTACCATTGGGGACAGGGCGATCTTGAGCACCACCACGGGCCGGACCTCTGGCAAATCGACTTCCTCGAAGCGTGGGGCAAGGACATCCGCCAGCGGGGGTTTGACGGATCCGCCTCCGTCTTGCCGATGCGATACACGACGCGGGCCGGGCACGGCGTGGGGAAGTCGGGTCTAGTCGCCTGGATTGTGTCGTTCATCATGAGCACCCGGCCGCATAGCCGGGGCATCGTAACCGCGAACTCCTCGCCGCAGCTTGAGACCAAGACGTGGGCGGAGGTGGCGAAGTGGCACAAGCGCGGGATGACCGGGCGGTGGTTCAACCTGTACGCCTCGCGCGGATCCCTGCGGATGGTCCACAAGCAGCATCCGACGACATGGCGGACGGACGCCATCCCGTGGCGTAAGGAGATGCCGGAGGCGTTTGCCGGCCAGCACGCGGTTGACGCCACGTCGTTCTACATCAACGACGAGGCGTCAGCGATCGAACGGAATATCTTCGAAACGCAGGACGGCGGTCTTACGGATGGTGAGCCCATGCAGTTCCTGTTCGGGAACGCGACCCGGCCGTCCGGCTACTTCTACGACACCCACATGAACCCGCGTATCTCGAAGCTGTACCGCTCGTTCAAGGTGGATAGCCGCGAGGCGCTGATCCCGAACAAGGCCAAGCTGGCCCAGGACGTGGCGACTTACGGCGAGGACAGCGACTATATCCGCGTCAAGATCCGGGGCGAGTTCCCGTCCCAGGGTACGGACCAGTTCATTCCCATCAACGCCGTAGAGGCGTCGCGGCGGCGCGAAGCGGCCCCCCTCATATCCTCGCCCGTGATCTACGGCGTGGACATCGGGCACAAGGGCGGCGACGAGACCGTGATCTACCGGCGGCGCGGTAACGACGCGCGCACGTTGGAGCCGGTGATCTTCCTGCCGTCCGCCGACCGCCGCGACTGGCTGATGCACGTTGCCGGCAAGATCGCGGAGATGTCCCTCGTGGACTTGCCGGACGCGATATTCATCGACGGCGGCGGTGTCGGCGCGGGCGTTCCCGAACGCCTCGAACAGTTGGGCGTGCGCAACGTCCATCCGATCCTGTTCGGCGGAAAGTCGCCGGACAGCAAGTATCGCAATCGAGGCTCGTACATGTACGGCAAGATGCGCGATTGGCTGATGGATAACGGCGCGATACCGGATGACGATATTCTGCAAACGCAGCTTGTCACGCGCGAATACTATTACGACAACGAAAATCGCGTAATGCTCGAAAGCAAGGACACGATGCGCGAGCGCGAGGGCACGAGCGGCGGCGGGCACGCTTCGCCGGATCGAGCCGACGCGCTCGCCCTCACGTTCGCGATGCCGGTCGGGCCGCGCGAGGTTGCCAAGACCCGCGCTCAGTTGCGGGGCGGGCGCACGGACGATAATGAGGACGCGCATTATAGGCCGTCTGTAGGGGTGTGACATGCGAATGAAGTTCCTACTGGCGGCGGGCCTCGCCCTGCTGATGCCGGTCACGGCCCTGGCGCAGTCCAGCGCGGGAGGCACGGGCGGCGGCGGCGGCGGAGGCGGCGGCACCTCGGGGCCGTACTGGACCGGGCAGTACAACTCCACGCTGCCGACGTTCGCCAACGGGCAAGTCGGCTATGTCACGCTCGACAGCAACGGGCGCGTCATCATCTCGCCCACCACGCCCCTGACCGTCTCGGGCACGGTCACGGCGAACATCGGCACGACGAACGGCCTCGCCCTCGACAGCACGCTAACGACGGTCTCGAACTCGACCGTGTTCATTTCGTCCGCGACCGGGGCCACGTCCGACGCGGCCACGGCGGCCGGGGCGAACACGACTGTCATCGGCGCGCTGAAAGCAATCCGCGACCGCCTCCTCGGAACGCTGAATGCGGCCCTGGTGGCTGGCACGGCGATCATCGGCAAGGTCGGCATCGACCAGACCACGCCCGGCACCACGAACGGCGTCGTCGTCAACTCCTCGACCCTGCCGGCAGGCGCGGCCTCGGCGGCGAACCAGAACACGGAGATTGCGTCGCTGGCCGCGATCCAGCAACGCGCGGTGACGTTCGCGGAACAGTCGGCCGCGTCGCTGGCCGCGTCGGGCGTGCAGACCGGAACCTCGCGTGATGTGGGGGCCGCGCCGCTCTACACGAAGTTCAATGCCGTCATCGCCTCGAACCAAAACGGGACACTGTTCCTGCAAGGTTCGAACGACAATTTCACGACGCTCGTGGGGCTCGGTTCGGTGGCCGTAAGCTCCGGCGTCCCCGCCTACATTACCGCGCCCGTCATGTTCCGGTATAATCGCGAGGTGTTCGCCAACGCCAACACGACGACTGCGGCCACCATTTCGATCAACACCAGCTACACGGCGAACTAATCATGCGCGCCCTAGCTCTCGCTCTCCTTCTGGCGTTCGCGCCGGCACTCGCCCTCGCGCAAGCCTATAACAACGGGCAGACCGTCAACACGACGCCGACCTCTACGGCCGGCGGCATCACCGTGAACACGACGCAGTTGAGCGCCAATACCTCGACGCAGATCGCCCCGGCCGATCCCAACCGGATTGCGCTCGAAATCCAGTGCGACACGGGCGGCGTCTCGGTAAGCCTACAGGGTCTCGGGTTGGCCGGAGCCTCGGTCGGCAACGGGACGAAGTTCATCCCGTCCGGCTCGGCCGCACCGCTCTACACGCCGCCGGTCGCGACGAAAACCGCGATCACGGCGTACACGGCCACGGCGCAGACATGCACCGTCACGGGGTACGCCGCGCAATGATGCTCCGCCGGATCGCCCTCGCCCTCTGCCTCGCGCTCGTCTCGACGGTCGCGGCGGCGCAGTTCATCCGGCCCGGCATGTCGCCGGGGTTCCGGCCGGGCTTCCGGTTCATGTCGGGGGCCAAGGGCACGGTGCCGTGCCCGAACGGCGCGCTCTCCTACTATGATTTCATCGCCAACACGGGCTGCACGGGCGGCGCGGCGGCGGCGAGTAGCGTGTCCGACTTCACGGTGACGCGCTCGACGGTCGGCATGGATCTGGCGAACACGACGCAGTTCGCCGCGAACGTCGCACGCCGCACGAGCGCGGGCCTGCTGGTGGAGGCGGCGTCCACCAATCAGGTCAAGAACCCGAACACCTACACCACGGCGGCGGGCTGGACGTTCGGCTCGGGGTCCAGCGCCACGCAGAACGCCACGGATCCGAACGGCGTCGCGAACGGGGCGTGGAGCGCGACCGTAAGCACTGCCGGCCCCGGCATCTATCAGGCCGTGACTGGCAGTGGGCAGGCCACGCATTCGATCTGGATGCGCGCCAAGTCCGGCACGCCACTGCTGTTCCTCGACGTGGGGAACGGCAACGGGCAGGTGCAGACGCTCTCCACGACGTGGAAGCGGTACGCGGCCACCGGGACAAGCTCGTCGCAGTATGCCGAGATCAGGACTGACATGGGCGGGGCCGCCACGGTCACAATCGAGATATGGAGTTCGCAGTACGAGAAGGCCGCCACGTCCTCGTCCTATATTGCCAGCGGCTCGGCCGCCACGACGCGAGCGGCGGATAGCATCGTCGTCCCGCTACCCGCAGCAACCACGAAGGTTGATCTGTCATACGACAACGGGAATACTCTAACCGTCGCGGCGTCGCCGGGGAACTACACGATACCGGCGAACCCGACAGGGGCTAACCTGCGGTATTTGAAGGCTTACTGATGCGTGCCATTGGTCTAGTCGCATTTGGCCTGGTGCTCGGCCTGTTCGTGGAGCACGCTTTCGCCGGCATCGACGCCATGCCCGACCTCTCGGGATACGCCACCAAGACGCAGTTGCCGCCGGCAGGATCGGCCATGCCGCCGGCCACGGCGCTTGACGGCACCTCCGGCACCTCGGCCGCCTACGCCCGCTCCGACCACACCCACGCCGCGCGGGTGCAGCGCACGTCCGTTGTGACGGCCCAGGATGGAACGGCGACGTGGACGTTCGCCCGGCCGTTCGTCGTCCCGGCCGGGCAGGTGCCGCCGATCTCGAACATGGTGGAGGACACTGGATCGCCCGTCGTCGTCCAGATCGTCAGCCGGACGTTCACGACAGACGGCACGAGCGACACGCACACGGCGGTGACGATCAAGGCACAGCGGTCTCGGACCCTGCCGGCGTCCCTTGTGGTGCTTGGCGACCTTCTCAAGTATGACGTGTTCGGCATCGCTGGGGCGTCGGTTCGCGTGAACCTGTTCGCCGCTGACCCGACACAGTGAGGTGACTATGGGCCGTTTCGAGGACATGACGATTGAGCGGCCCCCGTACCTGACGAACAAGCAGGGCCGGTCGCAACGTTCCGCCGTGGGCAACTCGAATTTCGATTGGGTGCTGTCGATCTTCGATGACATGCCGGACGCCCAGATCAAGAACCTCGTCTATCGGGCGCTCGACAACCTCCCGGCCCTGCCGGACGATCCCTCGCTCTATCCGGCGGGCGGCGGCCTGTTCCGCAACGGGGACCAGTACGGCTACACGCTCACCCGCATGTACGGCTCGCGTGCGCCGACCGGGAACAAGATCGTGGACGCCATGCTGTCCGCGTTCGATGCCGCACCCGCTATCCCCGACGATCCGTTGGCCTACAACGGGTTGCCGGCCGGCTACTATCGGAACGGCGACGCCAACGGCTACACCATCGTGAGGAAAACCTGATGCCGACCGCTCGCGTCCAACTCTCGAAAACCTCGTGGACGAACCTCGGCTCGGGGCCGATGTTCTTGCAGAACCGCTCGCCCCATCGCGTGGCCTATTGGGTCGCGTCGGCCTCAGATCCTGGCGTTAACCCCGGCGGCGACATTGCCGACCTGCCGGCAAATGAGCTAGGCGGGGACGGTGTGGTGCGGGACGTGAATATCGGGTTCACGCAAAGCATCTGGGCTCGCGGTGAGGGCCACGTCGTCGTCACGAACTGAGGAGCGGAGACATGTGCATTTTCGGCGGCAACAAGGCCACGCCCCCGGCGCTCCCCGCGCCTCCGCCGCAGGCCGCGACCGTGGGCGACAGCGACGTGGCGAAGGCCCGGAGCGACGAGCAGGCCCGGCTCCGCGCTATGTCCTCGACCGGCTCCACGCTGCTGACGAACTCGGCCACGCTGGACGGGGCCGGGACCACGGGTGCCAAGACCCTCGGAGGCTAAGACGTGGCGCAGGTTCCGACGAAGGACGAGGATAGGGGACGCCGGGAGCTATTGCCGCGCCCGGCGTTCCTCGTTCTCGACATGCCTGCGGCCCCGTTCCGCAAGCGGCTGCTGTCGCTCAAGAGCATCCGTTCGTTCTGGGACAATGAGGTGGAGGCGGTCGCTAAGTTCATCCGCCCGCGCCGCATGAAACGGTTCTGGGAGAACGGTCGGCCGCCCGGCGAGGAGCGGCAGTCCGAGCACATCGTCAACACGACGGCGACGATTGCCAGCCGCACGCTGCGCTCCGGTATGCAGTCCGGCGCGTCCTCGCCCGCCCGGCCGTGGTTCAAGCTGACGACGCCGGACCCTGACCTCGCGGAGAGCGGCGACGTGAAGGCGTACCTCACGACGGTGGCCCGCCGCATGGCGACCGTGTTCACGCGCTCGAACATCTACAACTGCCTGCACACTGGATACGGAGATCTCGGGGACTTCGGCACGTCGTGCATGATGATTGACGAGAATTACGATAACGTCATCCGGTGCCACGTCTACAGCCCAGGCGAATACTGCCTCGCGGCCGATGACGAAGGCAACATCACGACGGTCTATCGCGAGTTCGAGTTGTCGGTGCTGGCGTGCGTGCGGCGGTGGGGTCGGCGTTGCTCGGACAACGTGCTCAACGCCTACGACAACTCGAACTATGACCAGATGGTGCAGCTATGCGAGGCCATTGAGCCGAACATGCACCAAGTCCGCGACATGCGCGGGCCGCGCGGCCTGCCGTTCATCCGCGTGGTGTTCGAGGCTGCCGGCAACGACGCGCTGGACGGCCTCCTCGAATGCAAGGGATGCCACGAGTTCCCCGGCTGCACGCCGCGCTGGGAAGTGCGCGACAACGACGTGTACGGCACCGGGCCGGGGATCGAGGCGCTGGGCGACGTGAAGGGCTTGCAGATGCTGGAAGTCCGCAAGCAGATCATCGTGGACAAGCTCGCGACGCCGCCGACGCAGGGCGGGCCGGACAGCATCAAGGTCCGCAACCGGGCGGGGCAGCACACCGCCGTGGGCGGCATGGACACCTCAACCCGGCCCGTCATCTCGGCGCTGTACGACATGAACCCGACCGCGATCACTGCGATTGCGGCCGAGATCGCGCGCTCGGAACAGCGGATCCGTGAGGTGTATTTCGCGGACCTGTTCCTGATGATGTCGCAGTCCGACCGGCGCGAGATCACGGCGCGCGAGGTGGACGAGCGGCACGAGGAAAAGCTTCTCGCGCTCGGCCCCGTCATCGAGCGGCTGCACAACGAAAACCTCGACCCGGCGATCAGCCGGACGTTCAACATCATGCACCGCGCCGGGATCCTGCCCGATCCGCCGCAGGAATTGCAGGGCATGGACCTCAAGGTGCAGTTCATTTCCACGCTGGCCCAGGCGCAGCGCGCCGTGGCGGTCCAGGGCATCGAGCGGATGGCCGGGTTCGTCGGCGGCCTCGTCGCCGTGTTCCCATCGGTGGCCGACAAGTTCGACGCCGATCAGGCCGTGGACGAGTACGCGGAGGCGACCGGCATCCCTGCCGGCGTCGTGCGCTCGGACGATCAGGTGGACACGATCCGCGAGGGCAAGCAGAAGGCCGACCAGGGCGCGGCTGCGGCACAGGCGGCGGTCCAGGGCGCGGACACGGCGAAGGTGCTGGCCGACACGCAAGTGACGGACCAGAACATGCTCGGGCAGATCCTGGGAGGTGCCGGTGCCTTCTCCGGTTGAGCCGTTCGCGGACAGCGCGGACGAGACGCGCGAGGAGGAGACCGCCCGTCTCGAACGGGAGAAGGTCTGGCAGTCCGTCATGGTCTCGCCGGACGGGCAAACGGTTCTCGCGCGGATCCTGCGCGACCTCGGCTTGTTCGCCCCCGTCGTCGGGGAGAGAATGGCCGGCAGGCACGAAGCGGCAATCCTGCTGCTGCGTGAGTTGGAAAGCGTGAACGCCAAGCTGGCTCGCGCGATCATGGCAAGGGTTCTGGACGATGACGCTCAAGCGTGACCTGGTTTCGGGCGTGGCCCGGCATTCGATCTTCTCGGCGCTCGTGGGGCCGCGCCCGGTGATGGCCCCGGAAACGGAGACGGGCAATGGCGGCGGATCGGGGGCTCAAGGTGGCGCTGGCGCGGGTGGCGCTGGAAGCGGCGCGGGAGGCGAAAGCGGCGGCGCTGGCGGGGGTGAAAGTGGGGCGGCTGGCGGTGGCGCGGGCGCGGGAGCGGGAGGTGAAGGCGCGGGAGGCGCTGGCGGCGCTGCGGAAGGAGGAGACAAGTCGATCCTCGCCGGCCTCGCCGCGAAAGAGGGCGAGGGAAAGGAAGGCGACAAGCCTGCCGGCGAAGGGGCCGCCAAGAAGGAAGGCGAAGGCGAACCCGGCAAAGATGAAGCGCCCAAGGACGTAGACGGGAACGCCATCCCCGAAACCTACGAGATCAAGATGCCGGACGGCGTGACGATGGACGCCGGCCTCCTCGAAGCCGTCACGCCCATGTTCCGCGAAGCCCGGCTCTCGCCTGCGCAGGCCCAGGTGGTGGCCGACGCCTACATGATGCAGCAAACCAAGGCGCTCGAAGCGCACAGCGAGCAGACGAAGGCGTGGATGAACGAGGCCAAGCAGGACAAAGAGATCGGCGGCCGGGATTTCAGCGCCAACATGGGCGCGGCGCGCAAGGCGTTTCAGGAGTTCGGGAGCGAGCGCGCCGTGCAGATCTTTGATACCTACGGCCTGGGAAACAATCCCGATGTGTTGCGAATGTTCGTGCGCATTGGTAAGGCCATGGGTGAAGGTGGGACCGTTCTAGGCGGGGATGGAGGCGGGCGGGTATCTGCGGCTCGGGACATGTATCCCGACATGTACAAGGGCAAGTGAGCCCGTTCGCTAACGTGAGGTTCTGAAATGGCTGTCGTCGGCTCCCTCGTCTCCACTCTGGCGGACATCGCCAAGAGCGGCAGCACCGGCCCCGGTGCGTCGCGTGTCATCGAGATCCTGAACCAGCAGAACGAGATGCTGGAAGATATCCCGTGGATGGAGTGCAACGACGGCAGCGGCCACAAGACCGTGATCCGCACCGGCATCCCGTTCGGGACGTGGCGGATGCTCTACCAGGGCGTCCAGCCCGCGAAGACCACCAAGGCCCAGGTGCGCGATACCTGCGGCATCCTCGAACAGTACAGCGAGCCGGACAAGGCGCTCGTGGACCTCGCCCCGGATCCGGGTGAGTTCCGAATGGGGGAGGCCAAGGGCATCCTCGAAGGCATGAACCAGCAGGTCCAGCAGGCGCTCGTCTACGGCAATCAGAACGTCGTCCCGACGATGTTCACGGGGTTCTCCCCGCGCTACAATTCCCTGCTTGCCGGCGTCGGCACGGCGGACAACGTGATCGACGCGGGCGGAACGGGCGCTGACAACACGTCCATCTGGCTCGTGTGCTGGGGCGAGGACTACGCCTTCGGCCTGTACCCCAAGGGCATCCCCGGCGGCGTGCAGCACGAGGACCTCGGCCGCGACACGAACCAGCTTGCGGACGGCTCGCGGTTCGAGGTGTACCGCGATCACTTCCGCTGGGGCTGCGGCCTCTGCATTCGTGACTGGCGCTACATCGTCCGCATCGCGAACATCGACGTGTCCGACCTGTCCTCGGACGTGAACAAGCTCAAGGCGCTCGTGTCCCTGATGATCCAGGCGCAGGAGAAGCTTCGCACGGCCGGGGCCGGCAAGCGGGCATGGTACATGTCCCGCAACACGGCCTCCAAGCTTCGGCTCGCGATCTTGGAGAAGATCGGCTTCCAGCTTTCCTGGGAGACCGTCGCCGGCAAGAAGGTGCTGATGTTCGACGGCGATCCGGTGCGCCGCGTGGAGCAGATGCTCAACACGGAGGCCCCGGTCCTCGCCGCGTAGCGGGATGAAGGAAGCTACCTGCCGGTAGCAGAGGACGGTTAGCGCCCCGGTATCCAGTCCGGGGGAGCCGATCCCCGCAGGGGTGGAAGGCCCCTCAACCTTTCTCCTTCAACTCGTGAGGCCGCTATGATCCTCGACAAGCAGACCGAACTCTCCAACGCCCAGCCGATCACCGTCTCGGCCGCGTCCCCCAACCAGATCGACTTCGGGCCGCCCGCCTACACCGGCAACTCGAAGGGCACGAGCAAGGGCAGCATCTTTTTCAGCGTGGACGCGGATTTCGCGGCGGCCGGCGCGGCCACCTTGCAGATCGGCCTCCGGTCCAGCCCGAACCCCGACATGTCGGGCGCGGTCACGGCCCTGTTGCTGCCGCCCGTCCCGGTCGCCAGCCTCAAGCGCGGCCTGTCCCTGGCGAAGGTGATGGGAGAACTGCCGGTGCCCCCGCGTGTCTCCCGCTACGTGGACGTGTTCTACACCGTCGCCAACGGGCCGTTCACCGCCGGGGCGATCTCCGCCCGGCTGACCCTCGACCAGCCGAACGGCATCGGCGCGTAAGCGCCGGTCCACCCGTTCGAGGCTCAACCGTAAGGAGTTCGACCCGTGACCAAGTTCGCATATCTCTCCCTCGCGTCGGTCATCGTGTTGGCGGCGGCCGACAAGCCCGGCGGCGGCTCGTCCCAGGCGGACGACGCCCGCGCCAAGGCGCAGGCCGCGCGCGACGCCCAGGCGGAAGCCGAGAAGGCCAAGGCCGACAAGGAAGCCCAGGCCGCCAAGGACCGCAGCGACGGCGGCGGTGCGCAGTCGGACGGCGATCAGCGCGAAGGCGATGCGCCGCCCGTGGACGCGGGGGGTCTAGACCCCACGGCCCTCCTCGCGCGTCTCGACGCCCAGGACCGGCTCATCAAGACCCTGACGGCGCAGATGGCCGGCGCGCAGGGTCCGGCGGTGGGCGAGCCCAAGGACACGCAGGCCGCCTCCCCCGGCGCTGCGCTGGACCCGCGTATCACCCGCACGATGCCGCCCGGTGTCTCGTCCTCTCCGGCGTTGCAGCCCATGCCGGCCGGCGACGGCGGGCGCGGCGGTTCGGTCGCGGCGCTCGGCGGCTCGGCGCTGTGGGGCGAGAACCGCGCGGGCGGCCCCGTCCAGGCGCGGGCCTACCCGAACTTGCAGGAGGAGGACGTGGTGGTCACGGCGACCGGCTACCACGACGACACAATCCGCAACGCGGGCGACATCATGCGGGGCTATACCGGCCCGGCCGCTTCGTGGTTCGTGCCGGCCTCGTGGATCGAGAAGTTCGGCAACATCGAAGACGCGGCCCGGCGCTGGAAGCGCGAGATCGCGGACTTCGCGCGCGACGCGCTGGCGTAGCCGTCCCGCACGGGTTGGTGCATAACGGGGGCCTCGTGGCCCCCGTTTCCATGTGAGGCGACATCATGCCCTTGTCCCGCGTTGACCTCTGCAACATGGCGTTGGCCCACCTGCGGCAACGGCCGGTCGCGGCGGACGCGGACGGCAACATCGTCGGCAACACGCCGGAGGCATACAACTGCCGCCAGTTCTACGACACCGCGTTGCGCGAGGCTCTGCGCGCGTTCGATTGGTCGTTCGCCCGGCAGTACCTGTTGGCGCAGGCCATCCCCGGCGCGGCAGTCCCCAATTGGACCTACGCCTACGAGATACCGGACGGCGTGGAGATTGTCCGCCGGGTGGCGCTGAACGACAGGAACGAGGCTCCCGTCCGGTTCGTCCAGATGCTCACGAGCGAGGGGGGCGTGACGCGACAGGCGATCTTCACGAACGAGCCGGCCGCGTGGCTGATCGTGACCATGTACCTGCCGACGCCGGAGGGCTACCCGTCCGATTTCGTGGAGTTCTTCACGCTGATGCTGGCGGCCTATCTGGCGATGCCGATCACGGGCAAAGCCGAACTGATGACGGGTATGCGCAAGCTGGCGCAGGAAGCCGGCAAGCGCGCGGCGGCGACCGTCTCCGCGTCCGAGACGGACGACATGGGTTCGGATCCGGATCGCGATGCGCTGCCGACGAACACTGTCCCGCTGGACATCGCAAATCTGGCGCTCGGCCTGCTGGCACAGCCTCCTATCGAGACGTTCGGGGACCGGACGCCCAGGGCGAACGCCGTCCGCCAATACTACGCCCTCGCGCTCCGGGCGACGCTGCGCTCCGTGGATTGGCCGTTCGCCCGCGTCTACGCCGCGCCCGCGCCCGCCCCTGCCGGCGTCGCGATGATCCCAGGCTACGCCTACGCCTACACCTATCCGGCGAACTGCACGGCGATCCGTGGGTTCGCGAAGGCATACCCGACGCAGTACGACGCGCGGTTCAAGCTGGCGAACGGCCTCGTGTTCACGCGCCGGCCGGCCGGCACGCTGATCTATACGCGGTGGGACATCGACCCGGCGCAGTATGACGCGGAGTTCACGGTCCTGCTGGCGCATGAACTGGCCGCGATGATCGCGGTGCGTGTCACGGGGAAGATGGAGCCGGTGGCCGGGATCCGCTCGGCGGCGAAGATGCTGCGCGACAAGTCGCGGGACGACGCGGCGAACGAGGACGGGCCGGGCGAACTGGACGAGCGCGTTCCCGATTGGCTGGCCGTGCGCGGTATCCCGTCGCTCGTTCGGCAGGACCGCGAGGAACTGATGCGCTCGTGGGGCTGGCGGTTTCGTCCGGCCCCGTGGGGCGAGTTGCCGGGCGGGCCGCAGGTGAACCCGACGCCGCCCATGATTACCGGGCCGGGGCCGGGCTCCGCGATCCTGCCCGCCTACATCCCCGGTCTGACGGCTCCCGTGGAACCGCCGGCCCCGTTGCTGGCGTCCTCGAACTTCTGGGTCGAAAGCGTCGGCGGCCGGATCGAGCGGGACGGTCGGCTCGTGGTAGACGATCCGGCTCAGAGCTACGTCGAGCCGCAATACGACGTGCAGGAGGATAACTGATGTCGGGCGCTCGCGGGTATATCTTCATGGGGCCGCCGCGCTCGATGGTGTCCTATACCGCCGGGGCGCGGCCGAATAAGGATCCGCGCTCGAAGTCGTTCCTCCCCGAGGGCGGCACGTTCTTCAACTTTCCCGACAACGTGCTGTGCGTCGGCACGGGCAAAGGCGGCTGGGTTGAATACCAGCTTGTCCGGCTCGCCGTCGTGAGCGAGTGAGGCGCGGATGCCGAAGCGGATCCAGACTGCCTTCACTGCCGGCGAACTGTCGCCGCAGCTACACGCGCGCGTCGATCTGGCGAAGTATCGGCAGGGCGCGGCGCGGCTCAAGAACTGGCAGATCCTGCCGTTCGGCGGCGTCGTCAATCGGGCCGGGTTCGAGTTCGTCGGGGAGGTGGGCAACGGCGCGGCGCTCGTCCGGCTCGTGGACTTCACGCTGTCGGGGCGGGATACGTGCGTCCTCGAATTTGGCGAGGGGTACATGTCCGTGATCCGGGGCGGCGCGTATGTCGCGGCGACCGATGGCTCTCGGTACACGATCCCGACGCAGTACACGGCGGCTCAAATGGTGTCCGTCGTATTCCAGCAAACGAACGACGTTCTCACGCTGACGCACATAGATCATCCGCCGCGCAAGCTGTCGCGGTATGCGTTGAACGATTGGCGGTTCGAGGATTACGTCACGACGCCCGACGTAGATAGTCCCAACTATCTGACGGGGCGCGTAATCACGCGACCGCTTGAGACTGCGCCGGACGCGGACGGCAACCCGTATCCCACGGAGTTTTATTATCCGTATGACAGTGCATACACGGTCACGGCTGTGTCGGCCGCGACGGGCCGGGAGAGCCCGCCCCTGGCGTACCGCAGCGTGAACAATGACCTGTTCCTGCGCGGGTTCGCGAACGACATCGGGTTCGTGAAGTCGCCGGGCGCGGAAAGCTTCCGGGTGTACAAGTCGGTGAAGGGCGCGCTGTACGGCCTCGTCGGCACGGTCGATGCCGCGCAGGCCCCGGAGGCCGACGGCCTCGTGTACTGGCGGGACACGAATTTCACGCCCGACACCGCGACCGGGCCGGCAAAGGGGCAGACGCCGTTCCCAGGGCCGGGCTACTATCCGCGTGCGTCTACGATCTTCCAGCAACGAACCGTGTTCGGTGGGCCGAGCTACAAGCCGAACCGTATCGACATGTCGCAGCCGAGCGACCTGAACAACTTCGACACGACGTTCCCGAGCAAGGCGAGTGACGCGATTGTGCTGGCGCTCGCCTCGCGCCAGCGGCAGGACGTGTTGTTCTTCGTCCCCACGGAGGATCTGCTGTGCTTCACGATCAGCGGAGAGTTTCGGATCAAGGGCGACGACAGCGGGACGCTTTCGCCCACCACGATTGATGCGCGGCAGCAATCCGCCTTCGGGTGCTCTGAGAACATTCAGCCGATTGCGGTTCTGGACGACATCATATTCGTGCAGTCGAAGGGGCAGATGGTCCGTTCCATCGCCTATGACTTCGGTACGAACAAGTATCGCGGCATAGATATGTCTTTGCTGTCGCGGCATCTATTCGAGGGCGCTTACATTCTGCAAATGGCCTACGCCAGCGTGCCGTTCTCGTGCATCTATTTCGTGCTCTCGAACGGCAGAATGTTGGCGTGCTCCTACCTCAAGGACCAAGAGGTTCTAGGGTGGTCCGAGTTCATCACGGACGGCGTGTTCGAGAGCGTGTGCGTCGTCGCGGACGGGCGCGAGGACGTGATCTATGCCGTGGTGCGCCGCACGGTCGGCGGGCTGGACAAGCGGTTCGTGGAGCGCCAACGGACCCGGATCGTGAACAACCCGGCGGAGGCGTTCTTCATAGACGCCGGCCTGTCTCGGACGGGCGACCCGATTGCGCGCGTCACGGGCCTCGGCCATCTCGAAGGCCGACTGGTTTCCGGCGTCGTGGACGGCCTGCCCGTGCGCGACCTGCCCGTGGTGGGCGGCGCGGTCGATCTGCCGTTTGCCGGCGCGGTCGTGTCGCTGGGCTTGCCCTATCAGGCCGTTCTAACGACGCTGGACATCGACGTGGGCGCGGCCGAACTGAACGGCGAGTTGCGCAACCCCACCAAGATCATCATCCATGTCGATAAGACCATTGGCCTACGGTACGGGCCGGGCGATGACGGGACGCTGTACGAGCACGAACCGCTCGAACAATTCGGGGAGTTGCTGGTGAACGGTCTATATACCGGATCGTTCGAGGCGCGCTTCGAAGGCGACTGGAACAATTATGGCCGGGTGAGCGTGACGGCGGATCTTCTGCCTGCAACAGTGCTCGCCGTATCACCGGAGTTCGAGACAGGTGGCGACACAGAACGACCGAAATTCGATGACGGTAAGAAACGTGCAGCCGGGCGACGCGGAAGCTCTGGCGGCGACGATACGGGAGACGGATCGGCGGGAGATCCAGGCAACTAGCGGATCCACGCCGCTCGATGCGATCACGCGGTGCATCGCGCAATCGGAGCGCGTGTGGTGCGGCGAGATCGGCGGACAGGTGGCGTTCATCGGCGGGGTCTCGCCGGCAAACCTCGGAGGCCGCCGCGTGCCGTGGATGATTGGATCCCACGTCCTCGACGTTAACCCGGCCGTGTTCCTGCGCTACTGCCGGGAGAAGATGCCGCTCGTGCGCGAAGCCTATCCGTGGTTGGAGAACTACGTTGACGAGCGCGCGACGACGACGGTTCGGTGGCTCAAGTGGCTCGGGTTTACGGTGGAGGATCCGGTGCCGTATGGCATACTGAACCGCCCGTTCCATCGGTTCAGGCTCAAGACGGAGGTTGTGAACGATGCTCGCCAAGGTTCCGTGGAAGGAAACGGGAGCGGCGCGGTATCAGCGGACAATCCGGGGCCGGGCGGTTCGGCTGGCAATTAGCGCCCGCACGAACGCCAAGCGCAAAGGCATAGCCTGCGATATAGACGCGGACTGGATAGAGGAGCGATTGCCGCTCGGTTGCGCTCAAACCGGCTTGCCGTTCGAGTACAAGGCGGGGACGGATAGCCGTTCCGGTTGGCATCGCGTCGGAGATATGTCGCCGTCCCTGGATAAGATTGATCCGCTTGGCGGCTATACGAAGGACAACGTGCAAATCGTCGTCTGGATGTACAATCGGGCCAAGGGCTGCAACACGGATGCGGCTGTCCTGGCGTTCGCAAAGGCCCTCGTTCGGGCGCATGGAGGCTCCGATTTGTGAACTTGCGACCCTCTCCCTCGTGGCCGGCATCGCATCTGCCGGCGTCGGCGCTATCGGCGCGGTCCAGCAAGGACAGGCGCAGAAGGACAGCGCCGATTATCAGGCGGCGGTGGACCGGAACAACGCGATCCTGTCACAACGGCAGGCGCGCGACGCGCTCGAACGAGGGCAGGCGGACCAGCAAACCCAGATGCGCAAGAACGCCGACGCTCTCGGCCGCGCCCGCGCGTCCTATGCCTCGCGCGGGATCGAGGGGAATTTCGGATCGCCGCTCGAAGTGATGGGCGACATGGCGCAGTTCGGCGCGCTCGACGCCAAGACCATCGGCGTCAACTCGGAGCGCGAGGCGGCGGGCTATCAGGCCCAGGCAGCGAACAGCAACGCCAGCGCCACGCTCCGGCAGATGCAGGGCGAGAACGCCGCGACCGCCGGGTTCATCGGCGGTGCAAATTCACTCCTCTCCGGCGCGAGTTCCGTCGCGTCGAACTGGTACAAGATGAAGTAGGCGAGCCATGGCAATCGCGGTCCCCGTCGTCAACAACAACACGATCCGCACGGAGCGCGCCCCGGATCAGCGGCAGGACGCGAGCGCGGCCACGCCGGACGCTTTCGGCGCTGGCATCGGCCGCGCCCTACAGCAAACCGGAAACGTGCTCGGCAACGCTGGGGATCAACTCGCCCAGGAAGCGGCCCGGCAGAAGGAGGTGGATCAGGGTGCGCAGATCCTCGACGCCTCGAACAAGCTGCAAGACGGGCTCCGCGACTTCAACGCCCAGGAAGCGGCGAAGCAGGGCGTCAACATCAACGGCGCGACGCAGCGGACGAACGATTTCATCAAGACGCAGGTAGAGCAGCTTGGCGGCCAGTTCTCGGACCCGAAGGCCAAGCTGGCGTTCAACCGCGTAGCGTCGGCCGCGCGAGAAAGCACGCTCGATGCCGCCTCGCGGCGCGAGACGCAAGCCAAGACGGCGGCCACTATCGAGATCACAAAGACGACGCTCGATACTACGAAGCAAGCTGCCATCGACACAGCCAACGACGACAAGGTGGCCGAAGATCAGATGAAGATCGGCCTCGCGGCCCTCGCGCTGAACCCGACCGGTCAGCCGAAAGAAGTCCTTGACGCGGCAATGAAGTCCTACCGATCGGACGTGCAGACGGCGCGCATTCAGCGGATTGGCGTGGACAACCCGACTGCCGCCAAGGCGATGTACGAGCGGGTGAAAGATCAGATCACGGGCGGCGATCACGTCAAGATCGAGAAAGTTCTAGAGCCTCTGGTAGGTCGGCAGACAGGCGCGTCGAACGCGGCCGATGTCATTGGCCGACCCGGCCCGCAGGTGGAGCAACTGGCGACCGTGGCCGCGACCACGATGCACCAAATGCCGCCCCCGGCGATGCCGGGCGGAACGGCGACGCCAGACGCTCCGGCGCGGCCGGTTTCATCGAACGTCAAGGGCGTGAACCTGCCGCGCCTCGCGGTGGCTGTGGCTGGGCCGGAGAGCGGCGGCGACCCGAACGCGGTCTCGCCCAGGGGCGCGGCCGGCCTGTTGCAGGTGATGCCGGGCACAGCGCGGGATATCTCGAAGCGCCTCGGTGACGGGCTGATTACGCCCGACATGTCGGACGCCCAGATCAAGGAAACGCTTAAGGATCCGGCGACCGGCGTCCGCTACGGCGCGACGTACCTGCACGATCAGCTTGTTCGCTACAACGGCGATATCCCGGCCGCACTCGTGGCGTACAACGCCGGCCCTGCCGTGGCGGACGCATGGCTCAAGTCCCGCAAGGGGCCGGGCGACCTGTCGGGCCTGCCGGCAGAAACGCAAGCCTACGTCCCCAAGGTCATGTCCCGGTATGGCGATGTGCTCGGCGGCGGCCCGGCCGATTACGGCGGGCAGGCGAACGCGCTCAACCGGATCCGCATGGGCGCGGAGCCTCCGCCCGGAGCGAAGATGACGGCCGATAATTGGTCGCTCAAGTTCTACAAGCCGGCCGACATGCTCGCCCCCACGGAGGGGGGCAAGTCCGTGGACGCGCGCTCCGCGATGATGGCCGACACCCTGGGAAAAGCGTTCTTCGACAAGACCGGGATCCGCGTCGCCATTAACGACGTGAACGACAGTCCCGGCACGGCGGGCAAGCGGCGCGGTTCGGCTGACCCGAACGACAACCCGCACGTCGGCAACTCGCAACACCTCCACGGGAAGGCGTTCGATTTCCAGATCCAGAACCTGACGCCGGACCAGAAGAAGCTATTCCTACAGACGGCGCGGGACATCGGGTTCTCGGGTGTCGGGTTCTACGAGGGCAAGTCGGGACACCTCCACCTCGACACGGGCAATGCCCGTTCCTGGGGCGGCCTGCCGTCGTGGGCGGGCGCGGGCATCCCGACGCTGGGGCAGTCCAGCATGGCGGTCGGCGCGTCCCTGGACGGCCTTCCGCTGCCGCCCTCGATGCAGGCGGGAGCCGGCGGCGCGAACACGCCGTCTGGCCGCCGTGCGCTCCTCGACGCGCCCTCGAACCAATCGGCCGCCCGATCCTTCCTGCCGGCCCCGCTGTCGCCGGACGCGCGCGACCTGATCGGTTCGCCCACGCCCGGCATCGGCGCGGTCCCGGCGACGGGGGCCGGCGCGGTCGGCACCTCGCCCGTGTCCTCGGCCGCGCCGGTCGGGATGCCGCCAGCCCTGCGAAGTGCCATCGACCTGACGGCGGACTTCGACCCGGCGGCGATCCGCGACGCTATCGCGAACGATCCCCGGAACGATACAGCGGTCAAGATGGCGGCGGCCAAGAACTACGCGGAGCGCGCGATCCGCGCGCAAGAGGATGGGCAGAAGCGTGCGCTCAAGACCCTGCGCGCGGCGTCGATCCAGCATATCCAGAAAGGCGGATCTGCGGACGATCTCGACCCGGATCTGTACGCGGCGTTGCTCGAAAAGGATCCGAAGTTCGTCACCGATACCCTGCCGGGGATGGAGGAGCGGATCGCGAAGCGGAAGGACAAGACGGACCCGGCCGCCTATCACGATCTGGCCCTTATGGACGCCGACACGTTCCAAGACCTCGACCTCACGGCGTGGCGCGGGAAGCTGTCCCAGGCGGACTACGAGAAGTTTTCCGACCGGCAGGCGACGGCGCGCAAGTCGAACGCGACCGACGCGATGAAGTGGGACGGGATCCAGTCGCAGAACGCTATCGCCACGAACGCCCTCAAGGCGGCCGGGATTTTTCCCGACAAGGACGACGCGGAGGCCAACACCCGGTCGGGCCTGTTGATGTCGCGGCTTGAAGATGCTCGCGCTGCATTCCAGGCGACGAACAAGCGCGAATGGTCCGTTAAGGAGATGAAGGAGACCGTTGACCAGTTGATGACGCCGGTTAACCCCGGCGATTACACCGGCAAGATGCAATACCTGTTCGAGCAGGGGACGAAAGATCAGAACGCTTTCCGCAAGCGGAACGAACTGCCGGTGATCGGATACCAGGGCAACCTCGCGCCGGTCCAGAAGCTCGAACAGGTGCCCCCGGTCGCCATGCAAACCCTGCTGGACAACCACGTCGCTTTGCGCGGCGGGCCGCCGACGCCGGCTCAGACGACGCGATATTACAACGATTTCGTGTCTCTTTCGACGGGGCGCGAGCCGGTGCCGGACGGGCCAATGCGGAACGAAATCATCTCGAAGTTGCGGAAGGCTTATGGGGCTTCGATCCAAACGGACAGGTCCAGGGCGGCGGAGCTTGAGGCGGAGGTGAGCGGCACTTACAGCGACATGCTGCGGATGCTATTCAAGCCCAAGCCGCAGGGGTTCACTCCGCCCCCTCTGAGCCCGAACATTCCGTACTGATAGGACACGACATGGCCGACGCCCTGGACCAGATCATCGCAGACAGGGCGGCGGCAAAGGATCAGGCGGCGAGGGCGGCGCAACCGGGCTCGACCTTGCCGCCTCCGCCGGACGCCCCACAGGGCCAGAACCCGGAGGACGTGCTTCCGGGCCTGCCGGCGACCGACGCCGCTCCTGCCCCGCCCCAGGCGATCCCTGCCCCCGCCCAACCGGGCGGCGTCGTGTTCGAGAGCGCGCCGTCTCAGGATCAGGGCGCGCCTCCGGCGCAGCCCGACGTGCTCGACCAGATCGTCCAATCTCGGCTGACGCAGAGCAACGGGCGGTTGACGGCGGCGCTCGACGTGGCGCGCAAGCTGGATCCGGATCGCTACACGGAAGCCTCGCGGATCGCTTCGCGCGACGGCCTGCCGCTCGACTTCGTGACGGCGAACCTCGATGACCTCAAGTCCCAGGCGACCGCGAACGACATGCGGAAGGTGCTCGAAGGGACACCCACGCTCAAGAACTGGTTCCTGTCGGGCGACAACGCGAACACGGTGAAGCTGGACGATCTGCACAAGCTGTCCGGCTTGAACTGGCTGTATCAGGCGACCGCCGAGAACTGGAACGAGGGGTGGGCGCAGCGCCAGTCCTCGGACATCCGCTATCGCCAGATCTTCGGCAACGCCTCGGACGAGGAGGTGAAGGCGGCCGACAAGGCGGACAAGGCGGACAAGCGGGATTACGGCGTCGAGGGGTTCTTCCAGGGCGCAATCCCGGCGCTGGCGCAGCAACTCCCGAACATGATCGGCGGGCTCTACGAGGGCGTGAAAAAAGCCCCGTATGCGGCGACGCTCGGGACGGCGGCCGGCGCGGCGGTCGGCTCCGCGTTCCCCGGCCTCGGGACGGCGGCCGGCGCGGCGTCGGGGTTCGCCTCCGGCGTGTCTGCCGGCATGATCCAGGGGCGCGCCCTCGACAGCTTCCGGCAGGAAGCCGGCGGCGCATACGGCGAGTTCCTACAGATCCGGGGCGACAGCGGCGAGCGGATAGACCCGGCCGTCGCCAAGGGCGCGGCGCTCATCGCGGGCGTGGCGAACAGCGCCCTCGAAACCATCGGTGAAGCCGCCCTCGAACGGCTCGTGCCGGGCCTCGACAAGTTTGGCGTCGGCGCGCTCCTGCGAAACGGCTCACGCGACATGCTGAAAGAGGCGATCAAGCGGCCGACGATCCAAGCGGCGCTCCGCTCGTTCGGCGGCAACGTCCTGCGCGGCGGCGCAACGGAGGTGGGTACGGAAGTCGCCCAAGAGGCGATCACGATCATGGCCCGGATCGCGGCCGAGAAGAACAGCGCGGGCGAGTTCCAACAGATGGAGCCGGCGGAGATCGCGACCCGGCTGGCCGACACGGCGGAACAGACGGCGCAAGCCATGCTCGTTCTCACGCCGGCCCTGGCGTCGCCCCGGTTCGGTCGCGACCTGTCGAACGCGCGCCGGTCGGAACAGGCGCGCTCGATGTACGAGGGCGCGAACGAGGCGGCCAAGACGACGGAGCTACGCGAGCGCGCACCGGAAAAGTATCTGGACGCTGTGAAGTCGTTCCTACAGGACGGCAAGGCGAGCGATACCGTCTATGTGCCGTCCGACAAGATGACGGAAATGTTTCAGTCCATGGAGCTTACGCCTCAGGATCTGGACGCGCGCATAGACGGATTTTCCCAGAGGTACGCGGAAGCCGTCGCGACCGGCGGCGACGTGAATATCCCCATGGAGGAGTATCAGACGCATATCGCCGGCACGCCCCTGGGAGACGCGCTGATCGAACATCAGCGGTGGCAACCCGAGATGATGACGGTGAGCGAGGCCCGCGACGCGCTGGCGGAGGCCAAGCAAAAGCAGGACGAAATCCTCGAACAGGCTCTCGTCGCCTCGCGCGAGGACGCGGCCCGCGCCGCGCCGCGTCAGAAGGTGGAGGCCGCCGTCTATGACATGCTGGTCAACATCGGGGAGAGCCCCGACACGGCCCGCGCCCAGGCGCAGGTGCAGGCTGCGTTCTTCGACACGATGGGCCAGCGGGCTGGCGTCGATCCGGTCGAACTGTTCCAGCGTCAGAACCTCGACGTGCGCCGGGCGATGCCGGACGGCCTCGACTATCGCAAGACGGACGAACTGGACATCGCGCTCGATGCCGTGCGGCGCGGCGATGGCGACCGGGCGGCGCGGCTGATCCAGCGCGGGCAGGGTCCGTCTCTCGGCGCGTTCCTGGCGAAGGAAGGCGGGCTGGACGAGAGCGACGCCTTTGCCGGCGAACTGCGGTCGCGCGACCTCAAAAGGCGGAACGGCGGGAAGCTGCTTGCCAAGCCCGGCAAGGGGATCGACCTCGACACGGCGTCGCTCCGCGCGGCGGAAGCGGGCTATTTCCCGAACGCCGTGAACGAGGACGGCACTGTCAACCGCGAGGGCTTGGTGGAGGCCCTGCTGTCCGCGCTGGACGAGGAGGGCGCGGGGCGGAACCTGTATACGGTCCACGCGGACGATGTGAAGATCGACCCGCAGTTGCGCCGGGTGGCGGCGCTCAAGGACGAACTGTCCGCGCTCGGCCTCGATACCGCGTCGATGACGAACGAGGAGATCCGCGCCGAATTGCAGAAGGCGACTAGCTTTAACGCAATTGACAACGCGCTGTTTCAAGAACCCGCAGCGACGGGCGACAAGCGCGGTTCGATCCAGTTCATGGACGGGCGCACGGTCATCAACCTGTTCCAACAGGCGAACCTCTCGACGTTCCTGCACGAGAGCGGGCACCTGTTCCTCGAAGTCTCCAAGCAAGTCGCGGAGGCGGCCGACGCGCCGGACGCGATCAAGAAGGATTGGCGGACGGTCCTCGACTTCATCGGCGCGAAGGAGGGCGCGCCCATCGAGCGCGAGGCGCACGAGCGGTTCGCCAAGGCGTTCGAGACGTACCTATCGGAAGGCCGCGCGCCGTCCGACGAACTGCGCGGCGTGTTCGAGCGGTTCAAGTCGTGGCTCATGTACGTCTATCGCGGAGCGGCCCGGATCATGGGCCTGCCGGCGATCCCGGCGAACATCCGCGACGTGTTCGACCGGATGCTCGCGACCGATCAGGAAATCGCGGAGGTGCAGCGCGACCCGGCGGTGCGGCCAATGTTCAAGGACGCGGCCGACGCGGGCGTGACGGATGCGCAGTGGGCGAGGATGCAGCGCGCGGCCGAAGCGGCGACCGATGCCGCTAAGGGCCACATGCTGGCCGAGATGATCGCGGAGCGCACCCGTGAGACGACGAAGCAATGGCGCGAACAGAAGGAGGCAATCCGCCAAGAGGTGTTTGACGAATACTCGAACGTGCCGACGTATCAGGCGCAGCACTATATCGCGACCGGCGAAGTCCTGAACAGCGATGGCGTGGTGCCTATGGGCGTAGAGGAGCGCCGCCTTGATCGCAAGTGGCTAGTGCGCCGGTACGGCAAGGACGTGCTCAAGCGGATCCCGAAGGTGTCCGGCCGGCTGCAATACGTCGAGAAGGGCGGGCTCAACCCGGATGAGGTGGCCGAATGGTTCGGCTTCAATTCGGGCGAGCACTTGGTGAACGAACTGATGTCGGCCGTCCCGTTCGCCCGCGCCGTCATTCAGCGCACGGACGAACTGATGCGCGAGCGCAACGGCGACCTACTGACGGACCAGCGGGCGGCGGCCGAGGCCGCGACGAAGGCGTTCCACAACGATCTGCGCACGCCGGTCCTCGAACTGGAATTGCAGGCCCTGGCGGCAAAGGCCAAGCTCAAGGGGCCGGCAGCGAAGGTCATGGATCGCACGGCGGCGCGCGAGATGGCGCGCGATCTGATCCGCTCGAAGAAGGTGGCCGAGGCGACGCGCGTGGCCGTGTTCGCGCGGGCGCGCGACAGGTCCGCCCGGAACGCCGAGGCCGCCATGCTCGCGGGCGACTTCGCGCGGGCGGTGGATTTCAAGCGCCAACAGATCATGAACCACGCGCTCACCCTGGAAGCCCAGGCCGCGCGGGACGACGCGGAGAGCGTGCGCCGCTACCTCGACCGCTTCTCGGATCGCAAGCGCCCGGCCGGCGTGGACCCGGATTACCTCGACCAGATTGAGGCCATTCTAGAGCGGTTCGAATTCAAGCGGTCCACGTCCCTGCCGGCTATCGAGCGGCGGAAGTCGCTGGCGCAGTTCGTGGCGGAGGCGACGGAGCGCGGCGACGCGATCCTCGTCCCGCCGGACCTCCTCGATAAGGCGCAGCTTGTGTCCTACAAGGACATGACGATGGAAGACCTGTCCGCGATGCGCGATGTGGTCAAGAACATCGAGCACCTGGGCCGGCTCAAGAACCGCCTGTTGGAGAAGGGCAGGCTCAAGGCATTCGCGGCGGCGCGCGACGAACTGGTGCAGCAAGCGGAGAAGACGCCGCCCAAGAAAAAGCAGAAGTATCGCAACCCGACGAGCCTCGAACGGTTCGGTTCGGCCGTGGCCGGCGTGGACGCCTACCTCCTCAAGATGGAGCAGGTGTTCCAATGGCTCGACATGGGCGACGTGAACGGCCCGTTTACGCGGATCATCTTCCAGAAGTTCGTGGATGCGCAGAACCGGAAGGGCGAGCTACAGGCCCAGGTCGCGACGCGGCTCAAGACGATCCTCGACGGGCTCGACAAGGGCTATCTGGACGAGCGCAAGTCCGTCCCGATCCGGCCGGAACTTACGTTCACGCGCTCCGAACTGTACGCCATCGCGCTCAACCAGGGGACGGAGAGCAACCGCCAGAAGATCCTCAAGGGCGAGGTGTCCGCGACGAACTCGTTCCGCGACGAAGCGGAGATGAACAGCGCCCTGTCGCTCCTCACAAAGGAGGATTGGGACCGGGTGCAAGCCATGTGGGACGTGCTGGAAAGCTTCTGGCCTGAGACCGCCGCGCTCGAACGCCGGATTACGGGCGTGGAGCCGCCCAAGCTCGAACGCCGCAAGGTGGTGACGGAGCATGGCGAGTATGCCGGCGGCTACTATCCCATGGTCTACGATCCGGCACAGTCGTTCGACGTGCAGATGCGCGCGGACGAAGCGGCGGACAAGCTGTTCGACAACTCGACGTTCTCGCGCCCGACCGTGGAGCATGGGTTCACCAAGAAGCGCGTCGATAACTACTCGCGCCCGGTGTTGCTCGACCTTCGCGCGCTCACCGGCCACATCGACAAGGCCATTCAGAACATCACGCACCGCGAGGCGGTTCGCGACGCCTACAAGCTGATCGCGGATCCGCAGCTACAGGCGGCGGTCATCGAGCGCATGGGCCGCCCGGTCTACGGCGAGATGGTGAAGTGGCTGGACCGGATCGCCAAGGACCGGGGCGACCCGTCGTCCGCGCCGGCCGTTCAGCGGGCGCTCTCGGCGGCGCGGGCGAACGTCTCGCTCTACGCCATGGGGTTCCGCCTCACCACGGCGCTGTCGCAGCTTGCCGGCTTCTCGAACAGCACGGAGCTTGTCCGGCCGTCTTACCTCGGATCGGCGCTCGCGTCGTTCCTGCGGCATCCCTTCGACACCTGGGACGTGATCGCCGGCAAGTCGGGTGAGATGCGCGACCGGACCAACAACATGGAGCGCGATATCCGCACGGCCTTGCAGCGCCTCGAAGGCAAGACCGGCGTCGTGGACGTGGTGAAGCGGCACGCCTTCTGGCTCACGGCGATGGCCGACCGGACGGTGTGCGCGCCGACGTGGCTGGGCGCGTACAATCAGCACCTCGCGACCTATCCCACGGACGAGGCGGGCGCGGTGCGGGCGGGCGACCGGGCTGTCCGGCTGACGCAGGGCTCCGGCGCGGCCAAGGATCTGTCGGGGATCATGGGCGACAAGAACGGCCCGGCCCAAATCCTCACGCTGTTCTACAGCTATTTCAACCTGTTCTATAACCGGCTGCGCACGCTGGGCCGAGATAGCCGGATCATGCTGCAAGACGGGGATTACGAGGACATTCCGCACCTCGTGGCCCGGTCTATCTCGCTCGTGATCTTGCCGGCCATCATGGCGGACGTGTTGGTCGGCAAGTGGAAAGACGAGGACGAGGGGTGGGCGTGGTGGGCGTTCCGCAAGGCGTCGCTTTACCCGCTGATGTCCGTGCCGGTGGCGCGCGACATCGCCGGGGCGATGGATAGCGGGCTCGGCTACCAGTTCAGCCCGCTCGGTCGCATCGGGGAACTGGCGGTCAAGTCCGTCATGGACGCGAACAAGTTCGTCCACGGCGAGGACGTGGACGGCAGGCTCGCGGCCAAGCGCGCGGCGGAACTGGCGGGCTACACGTTCGGCCTGCCGCTCGGGCAGGGCGTGAGCACGGCGTCGAACGTGTGGCAGGGGCTGGCGGAGGGGAACCTGAAACTGCCGAAGGATATCCTGCTCAGTCGCCGTGCGTTCGGTGACACGCGCGACAAGTAGCGTCTACTGTTGACGCTAACGTAGCGGTGCGGCTATGGTGGCGCGGTTGGGACACGAGAGGACGACATGGAAAGCCACGGCATTCAGCACGCGGGATCCACCTACGGCGGCGAGTTTGAGGTGCGCACGTTCGAGTACGGCGAGTTGCGGAGCGTGTACCGTTCCGAAGCCTGTAATTATTCCTACCGGGAGTTCTGGTTCTAGGCCCGCCCTTGCCGCTCGTCCCGCCCCATGGCAAAGGGGGCTAGACGAATAGCGGTTGGGACATGGCGCGCACCCTTTGCTTGGCACTACTCGCGGCGACCCTGGCAACACTGCCGGCGGTCGCCGCTCCGCGTCGTGGCGTCTGTGTCCCGATTGTAATCGAGGGCATTCCGGGCGCGTTCTGCGCGCCGGCAAGGACGAGGACGCGACATGGCTGAGACGATCCCTACCCCGGCCCTCGGGCTGCTGGCGTTCATCGCGAGCTATGAGGCCCCGAAGGGCTATGACACGGTGTACGCCAACCGTATGGCGCAAATGCCAAAGCCGCTCACCTCCATGTCGCTGAACGAGGTGATCGCGGACGGGCCGCGCCGAACCAAGCTGTTCGGCTCCTCGGCCTGCGGGCGTTACCAGTTCATGACGGCGACACTTAAGGATCTGCAAAAGACGCTCGTCTTGATGGGCAACGATCTGTTCACGCCGGAATTGCAAGACCGGCTCGGGTACGAGCTATTGAAGCGGCGCGGCTACATCAAGTTCGCGCTTGGCGCGATGTCTGTCCAGGCGTTCGGCCTGGGCCTCGCCCAGGAATGGGCCTCGTTCCCCGTTCTGGCGGCAGTGAAGGGCGGCAGCCGGAACGTCGTGCGCGGGCAGAGCTACTATGCTGGCGACGGCCTGAACAAGGCTCTCGTGAAGCCGGACGCGGTGGAGGCTGCGCTGGCGCGCGTGCTGGCGGCAAGCCGCGCTGAGCCGTCGCCCCCCGCCCTGCCGGCCCCCTCTCCCGTTCCCGCCGTCCCGGCCGCCGTCGTCGTCCCGGTGCCGACCGTGCCGGGCGCGGTTGTCGCGATCCCGACGCCGGAGGCGAGGAACCTCTGGCAGCGCGTGGCCGACCGGCTGCGCGCGGCGTTCCCCCCGAACAAGGGTTAAGCTCATGACTGGCGGAATTGGCGGTATCGTTGGGTCGATCCTGGGCGGCGTCGTGACCGGCGGCGCAGGCCCGGCTATCGGCGCGGGCATCGGCGCGGCCCTGCCGTCTGTGGCCGATGTCGCGAAGGTGCTTGTGGACCGGCTGGTGCCGGATCCGCAAGCGAAGGAACAGGCGCAAGTCGAGATCGAGCAGGCTCTTGCCTCGCGTGAGATCGCCGTCACGGCGGCGGCGGCCGATATCGCGAAGGCCCAGGCGACGGTGAACCTTGCGGAGGCGCAGGGGAATGATAGGTTCTCCGCGCGGTGGCGGCCGGCAGTTGGCTGGGTCTGCACCTTCGGGTTCGCCTATCAGTTCGTGATGGCTCCGATCCTGACGTGGTGCACGAACCTCGCTGGCGTGATGATCGGCGCGAACATACCGGCCGCTCCCGTGTTGTCGATCAACGACCTTATGGTCGTTCTCACCGGCATCCTGGGCCTGGGCGTCCAGCGGACGTTCGAGCGGGTCCAGGGCGTGCCTGAGAAGGCGGCGCTCGCGGCGGGCGTCGCTCCCAAGCGATAGCTCGCGAGGCCGCCATGCTCGATTACCGCTCGCCCCTGAACCGTACCCGTTCCACGGAATGGATGCTGTCGTTGCTCCTCCTCGTGTGGGGGTATCGGCTCGTGAGCCCGGAGGAGTTTTTCGACGGGCCGACATACGCGGTCATGGCGGCGCTCGGGAACGAAGTAACATGGGGCCTCGCCGCAGTTGCCTGCGCGTGCGTCCGGCTCATGGGGCTATACGTCAATGGGTGGTGGAGGCGCACGCCGATCATCCGTTGCGCCGGAGCGTTTGCCGGCGGCTCGTTCTGGCTTCTGATAGGTTCGCTCATGTACATGGGCGCTCATGCCACGGGTGCAAAATTACCCGCAGGCTGGGCTTACTATGCCGTGTTCTTCGTGTTTGAGGGCTGGTGCATTGTTTCCACCGGCTATGACATGGCAAAAGAGGGCTCTCTCGGGACGAGGCCGCCGGTTCGCTATGCTGTCACCGGATCAGATTAAGGGTTACACCGATATCGTCGTCTCCCTCGTGGGGGCCGGCGGTGTCGGGGCTCTACTGCTTGCCGTGATCGGCATGAAGAAAGCGACAACGGAAACGCCTCCGCCCCCGCCCGCCCCGAATGTCGGCGGCGCAGGCATGGCGCAGATCGGCGGCATGTTGGCCGGTGAGCACTTCGGCATGGAACTGTTGCGCCACATGGGCGACTTGTCCGACGCGACGCGCGAACAGGCACGGGCGCAGGAGGGCACCACGCGCGCCCTGCGGGAGAGCGCGGAGGAGCGGCGCAGCGACGCCCGGCGGCTGTCCGAGCGGATCGAGCACCTAACCGAACGCCTCAAAGACGCCCGGATCCCGTGACCATCGCCGGATGCGGATGGTCCGAAGCGGACACAGGTGCGATCCTCATGGCCGGGTGTTTCGGGGCCGGGCTCGGCGCTCTGGCCCTCATACTTGCCGGCTACAAACCGCCCCTCACACCGCTCGACTGCGAGCCGCAACGCCGTTCTCGACGGCGACGCGGCCGGAAGCGACGCCGGCAGAACTGAGCACGACGGCCCGGTAAGGCGCGAGGCCGTCGTGCAGTTCGTCATAGGCCCGCCACGACGGACGCCCGCCGCGCTCGCGCTTGTCCTCCTCGCGCCACTGCCGGGCGACCTCGCACACGAGCGCCCACACGCCGCGCGCCTGGGCCACGCCGCGCTCGTAGCGGCACAGCATGAACAGGTCGTACAGCCGCGCACCGCGGAGCATCCGGCGGTTGTTGAACACCTTCTTGCACGCCTCGGCGCAGAAGATGGGGGCGCTTCCGCGTCCCCGGTTCGTGGCCTCGAAGGGCTGGCCGCACTCGCGGCAGGTCTTGCACATGTCCCGTGGTCCCAACAGTCTAGTCCCTATCCGAGACTTAGCAGCCCGCACAACCGTTGACAAGTGGGTCAACGACTGTGCGGGCCGGGTAGGCTTAGGACTTGCGGTGACGGCCGGTGGCGGCCTTCTCCTCGACCGGCGGCTCCTCGCCCTTGCCGGCGGTCTCGTCGCCGCCCTGGGCCTGCTCCGCGATCTGCTCGACGGTCTCGGCGGCCGG